CCTTGTGCTGTAGCAGCACCAGCAAATGATGAGTCTTGTCCAAAATTAGTTGTTAATATGTCGTTTTCTTTAGTACATACAGCAGGAGCAAGAGTAGTAAATCCATCATCCATAGTTATCCAAGCATTAGCACCTCCTGCTGGATTTCCCGAATTTAACCAAGTGCCATCTTTACCAGCCCAAAACTTATTATTATCTACATCATAAGCAATCATAATTATGTCACCAGTATCATTTGATACAGAAGTGCTATCAACTTCACTACCATTATCAAATCTTTTTATATAATTGTCTGCTAGTTGCAAACAATAATAACCAGTCATTTCCATATGAGATTGTGGAGTTGCTATGTCTGGATGATTTACCGAGCCTACACCAATATCAATATAAGCATTTGAAATAGTATTTGCAAAAACTTCAAAATACCATTTACCACTTGATGTGCCTATAGTTCCAAAAGAAGTTTCATCACCTGAACTTGTTACTTTAAATTTTAGATTACCTTCAGAATATTCAGTTGCTCCTAATGATGATAAAGGATTAAGCGTAGTAACATTATTTGTTGGGCTATCTAGCATCTGGTCTGTAGTTACTAAACCAGCAGAAGTCCAATGATTTGTATTGCCACTTACATCCGCACCAATAGTAGATGAACTAGCAGTACCAACACCAGAAGCAGCATAGTTTAAATAATAACCTTCATCACCAAAAGTTAAACTAGAAACATCAATAGGTTTCCAATGTCCATAATCATCATCAGTTTCACCAAATGAAGTTGGAGCAAGAGTTTGACCATCTATAAATACAGTTTCAGCTAAATAATAATCAGCTTTATAATCATTATTACTAACTCTTTGTCCTATCTTATGAGCAACAGTATCACTAACTGCTAAATTATCATTTTGAGTAGGCATTTGTCCAGTATGCAAAGTTTGTAACACACCATTAACATAAATTCTTATTCTGTCATTAGCTGTTCCTGTTGTAGTATCAACTCTTAAAACAACGTGATACCAATTGCTAGGATCACGATATAAAGCATTAGTTCTTATATTTTTTTCAGTACCACCAACATAGTAAGTTATAAAAAGATAATTACTTGTTTGACCAAAAAAAAATCTATCGTTTGCATCTTCTCTAGCGTGTAATATTCCATTATCATTACCAGCAAAATTAAATTTTACCCAAGTGCTAAAGGTAAATGTTTGTCTATCACCAGCAGTTCCCGGTGTTAAGGCTAAAGAACAAGTTCTAGCTTCGTCAAACCTAACACTATTAGTTATAGTGTAAGCAGCAGAACCAGAACTGTACATAAATTGTGAAGCATCAAAAGCCATATCTAAATCCTATGAGAAATCTAATTGTGGAGTACCTAATAGTATTTTTCCCGCTGCTTGTACTATATAAGGAAGAATATCAACATCGGCTGCACCAGCACTTAAAGTAATTCCTGCATTAGCAGGTGTAAAGAATTGATTGCCGTGTGCTAAAGTTCTACTACCTGTACCATCTTGTATCAGTACAATAAAGCCAGACTGTCCTACAATTTCTGTAGTAGGGTTAACTAAAGTAGTGTTACCTGTAAGCGTTAAGACAAAGTTATTGTCTGCACTAAAGTCTAGTGTTACATTACCTGTGTTAGATGTATCTGTTATAGTTCCAGCAACCGCACTTCCTGCAACTGTTAAAGCTGCATCTAAAGTTGTTACGCCTGTTACATCAAGAGTACCTGCAATGTCTATGTTGTCTGCTAGTTCTGCACCTGTAATTGAGTTGTCAGCGTAGTGAGCTGTATCAATACTACCATCAGTTATGTGTTCTGAGTCTACTGCATTATCAGCAAGGTTATCTCCGTCAACTGCATCTCCAGCAAGGTGAACATGATCAACACTTCCGTCAGTAATATGTTCTGAATCAATTGCATCATCCGCTATCTTAGCTGCTGTTATAGCATCTGCTGCTATCAATCCAGTAGTAATTTGTAAATTAGCAATATGTGCTGTGTCTATACTTGCATCCGTATAGTGTTCTGAATCGATTGCATTATCAGCTATCAAAGAAGCAACAATTTGATCTGCTGCTATATGTGCTGTGTCTATAGAGCCATTAGTAATATGCTCAGAGTTAATTGCATCATCTGCAATTTTAGCTCCTGTTACTGCATCGGCTGCTATTTCTGCTGTACCTACTGCGTTATCAGCCAGGTGTTCATTGTCAATACTAGCTGCTGCGTAATGCTCAGAGTTTAAAACATTATCTCCGATCTTAGCTGCGGTAACACAATCTGCACCTAGTGCTGTAGCATCGACACTTCCTGCTGCATAATGTTCTGTGTCAATTGAATCGGCTGCGTAATGTTCAGAGTTAACAACATTATCAGCTATTAAAGCTGCGGTAATTGCATCGCCTGCTATCTTAGCTGTAGTTACCTGGGCATTTTGTATGTGTGCAGTTCTTACAGCATCATCAATAATAGCATCTGTATTAACTGAGTTTGCATTTAAGTGTTCTGCATCAATACTATCTGCTGCTATATGCTCTGAATTGATTACATCATCACCAATTTTGGCTGCGGTAACTGCATCTGCTCCAATCTTAGCTGCGGTAACTGCACCAGCATTTATAGAGGCAGTTTCTACTGCTGAATCTGCTATCTGTGCTGTATCAATTGCATCATCAGCCATTAAAGCATTTGTTATTTGATCGTTAGCTATGTGTGCGGTGTCTATACTGCCATCTTGATAATGCTCAGATTGAATTGCGTTATCAGCTATTTTAGCTTCAGTAACTGCATCTGCACCTAGAGCTGCTGTATTTACATCCCCAGCAGTTATAGAGTTTGAACCAACATTTGCCCAAGTCATAACACCTGAACCATTTGTTGTTAATATTTGGTTAGCATTACCATCATTATTTGGAAATGTTAATGTATAGTCTGCACCTGCCGAGTGAGGAGGTCCTAATAATTTAATACCGTGTGTGTTTTCTTCACAGTTTAATTTTATATAACCAGAAGTTGAACCAGATGTTCCTTTAGCTTCTAGTGCAGGCGCACTTGATGTTGATATTAAATTTAATTTAGCTATTGTTACATTGTCATCTAAAATTTTTGCTGTTGTTACTGCGTTGTTTGATAACTCTGCTACTGTAATAGAGTTGTTAGCTAGGTCTGCTGCGACAATAACATCAACTCCAATCTTAGCTGAAGTAATTGCGTTGTCTGCAATTTCTGTTGTGCCTACTGCTGAAGGCCCAATGTGTTTATTTAATACTCCATCATCTTTTAAAAGATTATCAATAGTAACTTTTTTAGAAGTACCACCATCGTTAATTAATAATTCTTCTCCTCCACCAGTATTGGTTTTTGCTGTTAGTGCTGATACTTTAATTTGTGCCATTAGTCTTGCTCCGCTATTATGTAATGTAAATTGTTATCGTCATTTGCATCTCTAAGTGTTTCGTGTACTATGTAATCGTAATCTTCTCTTGGTAATCCTTCTGCAGCAGGACTTCCTTCTGTTAAAAATTCTATTGCATTTGTTGCTGAAGGAGTAAATTGTTCATCGTATATTCTTCTAAATCTTGCAGCATTTAGTAATTTTTGCTTTCTCCAATGCATCCTTTTTGGCATTATAGTTGTACTCCAAATTTTTTATTTCTTTGTGCTACATGTTTTAAAAGTCTTTGTCTTTCTAGTTCTAAGTAATCTTCAATTTCTTGAATAGAAGAAAAAGAACGCTCATGTGTTTTAGATGTTAAAGTTTTTCCATCTTTTGGTTTATCATAAGTTGATGAAGTTGCTTTTGTTTCAGAATCGCTTGGTGTTTTTGTTGATGCAAATTCTGGATTGTATTTATTTGCAGCTACTTTAGATGTGTCTTTGTTAGCTTGTAAACTTGTAGAACCATAAGTAGGTGCTTTAGAACCACTACCTACAGACTCAAGTTCTTCTTTAGGCATTATCATATCTTCAAACATTAATAATAAGTTATCAGCTTCATCTTCTGGCTGCTCTTCGTTATTAAATATAAGTGCATTATCATCCATGTAGTGTTCTAATGTCATAAACTTATCATCAGTTTCTACTTGATACTTATATTCTTTTTCATAAGTAGCACGAAGTAATGCCTCCCATAAAGAACGCACTTGATTCTTAATCTTTTGAACCTCTAATGAATCTGCTAAATGCTCTGGAGCACAAGTATCTTTAAATATGTCCACTAAATTTATCCTTATAATGTCCGTTTTTAGTTTCGCTTACTCGTTTCTTTTCTCTTTGCGTAAATAATGTTGAGTCATATCCAAAGGTAGGGCGTATATCACTATTAATAGTTAATATAACTTTACCTTTTTTACCACATTCTGGGCAATCTTTTTTAAATTCCCTTTCTTTGTATGAACATAGTTCTTCAAAAACATGTCCTTCTTTACATTCATAATCGTAATATGGCATACAACTTTTTATAATTAATTCAAAATAACCCCCTCGTAAGAAGGGGTTACAGTTTAACTAACTATCTTAGTTCGCTGCGTCTACAACAAAAGCAACACCAGAAGAAGCACGAAGAACGCCTACTCCATAGATAGTATCAGCAGTGAACAAATCACCTAAATACTCTTGCTTATATTGTGTCTGTGAACGAATACCAACTTGTTCTGCTAAGACTAGAGCGTCTTTATGCATCATTACACCAACTCTGCTTGTTCCTACAGTTGGGCAATTGTTAGATACCATAATATCCATACCATAAATCATACCAATTTGACCAGTCTTAATAGCATCACCGTTACCTATATGTGTTTGCTCAGTAAATCTTGGTAAAGAAAGTATTTCATTATATGCTACTGGTGGAATAACCATAACTCTGTTATCCATTGGAACATCAGCACTATCTAATGTCAGAATCATTTTACGGATTGCTGCATCAGTTAAATCGGCTGCGTTGTCTGAACCACCAGTATAAAGAGTAGCACCATCACTACCAATTACTGCCTTTTCAAACAATGCATTACCTGCACCGCCTAAAACACCGCCTTGAAAACCCTCAGACAATGCAAATAAGTCAGAATCAACACGAGTAGCAAGTGCATAACCTGCGTCATCTGTGTAGAACTTTCTCATTGATGCAAGCGATTGTACTTCAGCAATATCTTCAATCAACTTTGAATACTCATAATGAGTAGCAATGTCAATTCCAATTACTGTGTTAGTAGCTGCACTTAATGTTACTTGAGTGTCTGCTGCTTTAAGTGATGCTGCACCTCTTGCTGGAACAGGGATATAAACCTTGTCACCTTTCTTACCTTTATGTGATAGTTTTGTTACTACATTAGCCATCACTAATTGTTTTTTATACGCACCTATTACTTCATCGCTCCACAACTCGGGGATGAAGTTATTGGCGACTGCTCTTGTTACTGCTGGACTGCCTGAAAAAGCCATTTTCTTCTCCTATTAAATGATTATTTTACCCTGCCTTCTGCATACGCTTCCTGTATTTCTTCAGAAAGTGAAGCATAACGGTTCGGGTCTGTTACCTGTAGATTGATTAAATCAGACCTACGGTACATTTTTTTGCCACCGACAGATTGTGTGGAACGAGTTTCAGATACAGTTTGTCGTAATGCTTTGTCAACTTTAGCCTTCTCACTTTTCTTAACCTCTTTAGTTTTTGTAACCATGTTGACTTTATCATACATGTCAAAGAGCTCAATAGCGTAATCTGGCCTATAATCTGCGTCTGCTTTACGGAAAATATCTTTTCTAATTTCACTAGCACCTACCCAATCTTGAAAAGCCTTGTCTGCGACACGAGTTTCCCAGTCTGGATATGCCTTTTCAAGTACATTCAACTGTTGTTGATTGGCTTGTTGGGCTTGTTGCTCTCTTGCTTTTAGTACATCTGGATGATTTTCTATAGCTGAGTTAACTGCTTTAGCAGGGTCAGTATAAAAAGCATCTTCAAAACTAACTGCTTCTTCTTGTGGCTCTTGTACTTGAGTAGTCGATTTATTTTGTGCTTCAAGCAAACTTTGGATTAATTTCCGTTGTTCTCCAACTTCTGACCCTTGTTTACCAAACGCTGATTCAGCGTTCTGATGCATTTCAATGACTTCTTGCATGGACTTACCCGCATATTTTGTAGGTACTTCGTATTCTGGTACTGCTTCAGCTACCGCTTCTACTTCTTGTGTTTCTTGTGTTTCTACCTGCGTTTCTGTTATGGGTTGTTCTTGCATTGGTGCTTCGTCTACTATAATACTCATTTGTTCTCCGCCCAAATAGGGTTGTGAAGTTTAATTATGTTGGATTTCCGTCTTGGAGTTCTTCCAACGCTAGGTTTGTTGCAGTATCTAAACTTAATAAAAAGTTTATAACACGCAACTGACCCTTGATTACCCAAAGGTCTTGCTCAGAGTTTATATTATCTAAATTAATAATACTTCTCTCTAAATTCTCTATCTCTTCTACTAAATCGTACCATCCTTCGCTTCTTGTCATGTTTATTCTATCAGATAAGAAGGCCTCGTCTGTCTTTGGCATAGTTACTGTACTCTAGTATTAATTGGTCTACTGTTCCCAGCTTCTCTTGCTTTAGCTAGGTTTAATAAAGTTTCAGATTTAAGATGTTCTACTTCTGGTACATTTCTAGCTGTTTCAGAGCGTTGTCTTTCTGTATCAGCAGCCATCTTGTCTAAACTAAGTGCAGTTTTCTGCATGTTTTGTTGTTGTTCTATTGCATCCATTTCATTTGGCTGTAATGAACCAGCTTGTGCCATATGTAATTGTGCTTTAGCTTGTTCTTCTTGTGCTTCAGCTTGTGTCTTAGCAATGTTTGCTTGTGCTTGCTGCATTGTTAGTTGCATGCCCATTTGTTGCATTTGTTCCGCTTCTGGATTAGCTTCCTGACCTTGAGTCAAGGCAAATACTATTTGGTCGCGATTGTGTATGCTAGAATTTTGCATCATAGCTAACAATATAACATTAAATGCTGGTGATTCTGCTGGTATAGCTTGTAACATCTGTACCATTTGCTGCATTTCTAACTCTTTTGCCATAATACCCATAGTAGAATAAGGTACAAATTTAAAATCACTAACAGGGTATCTATCAACATCAAACTGTATCTTCCTATACATAGCTTTATGAATCATTGGTATAAGAAATGTGTTTTGAAAATTCATTAAAGTACGCTTTTGTCTTTTAATAGAGGCTGATTGTGCCATACTCATACCACTAGCAGTATCTCCACCACCAGCAACATCTGAACTGCCTGTACCCATTTGTATCATATTCTGTAGACTAGCTACTTGATTAAATGTACTAGGGTCTGTTTGCCCCATGTCCAATGGCATGATTGCATCTCTAGGATTGCCATTAGTAAGTACAGTTTTACCTGTTCTTATCTCAAATTTAGTTCCTCTTGGTAGTCTAGTAGCGTCAGCAGCCATCATAGGCGTAGTTGTCATAGCCAATGAGTCTATTCTTGCTCTCATTTCTGCGTCTAATGCTTTTTGTGGATTATATCCCTTCTCTGCAAC